ACTCAATTTACTGTTGTAAAAAGCTTAAACAAATTGTTAAAAAAGCAAAAACAAAATGTAAAAAGTTTGGTATTAGAAGGTGGCGGAATACTTGTCGCAGAATCAGGCGGCGAACAATTTAATGGATTCGCACAATCTATTACCCAGGCATATTACGATAATACAGA